GACAACCAGGTTAAGGTACTGAAACACTTGATGAGGCCGTCCAGCTTTTTCTAGTGGAATAAGGTCATAAGTGCTCGCAGGATCAGGCGAGTGCCGGTCGTATGAATGAGAGGATTGGTAGTATTGACCCGGGATGGGTATCTTACGCTATCAGACTCATAAAAGGATTACGGCCGTGTATCTTTAGGGCTGATATAGAATAATTTCTACAACCATGGCCACAAACAAACAAGAGGTGGTGTTGCCGCAGAACAACACAAATGCTGGCGTTGGCAGTCAACGCATGGACATCGGACAAAAACATGGTGCTAAAGGTCATCGCAAAAACCTTAACTCCCACTTGCCTTCATCGGCCGGTGGGTCTAGCAGTTCATTCGCTAGTGCATCTTCACGCAGTGGTAAAAACACTGGCAAGAGTGGAAAGCCTAATCGACGAGAGGATGTCGATAATGTGATACAGCGAGGGTTGACAGAGTACAGGTCAACAGAACAATACCGCGCCATTTGCGCGAAGAAAATCCACACCCCGGCGGCATTAGATCGAGCTAACGCTCTCATCCGTCGGATACAAGGTAGTGTAGATCCAACCGCGTATCATGTTTGCTTAGAATGCGATCGCGCAACTGATTATGAGTTGTGCCCATGCATCATCGCAGCTGTACCTCCACAACAACAACCTGCTCCACCAGCAGTCGACCCACACGCAGATATTGGACATCTAGGGTATGTAGCAGAACCAGCGGGTTTTGCCAAACGTGCTCTTTATTATCTGTTCGACTGGGAAAAACCCGAGTACCATCTCCCACTTCAGAACAACAAAAAGTTGGAGGGTTTTTCTAATTCTATCATCAGTGACCAGAAGCTGATGCCGAATTTATACAACTACATAGTCAATAACTTAAATGTTAGCTATGCAGTCGGAGGAGTAGAGCAACGATTACTGCGCTTAGAGCATGCAAAACGCTTGGCCAGTAAATTTGTTGAGACAAACAACATTGACGTGACAGAAGATACAGTCATGTCAGTCAGAATGCGCTTCACTATTCAACGCGCAACTGATCAAGTCGAAAACGACATGTTGTATCGTGAGACAAAGCCTGGGCGGTCTTTTGGTCAAGCCTGGTTCCCTCAATCACTAGCGGCTTGGTGGCGTTTTACGATGTTGTTGTGTCTAATCGTGCCAGTTTTCGGCACGCTAATAGCGTGGCTTTCACCTACAACGATTGCCGCTCGCCTGTTATCCGCCATTGTTGTCAAGGTAGTGAAAACTACCCTGTGGACGACAGTCGTGCCATTTATGCCGACTGGAAGTCTGCAACTGTTAGAATATCTGACAGGGACGCACATGGTGATCTTTGCCCTTGCAAGTGTTCTACTTTACCAACGTTGGACACGGCGAGGAGGTTCTTTCAGGCGCCATTAGTAGAAAGAAAACCCGTCATTGTCATGTCCGGCTGCAGACATAATGTGATGGAGAGTTTGAAATGCAGATATTTGAAAACCACGCCTGATATTGGATCATTGGACATGGCTTTAGTTTATAAGATTGTTGAGCACCTGGCTGTGCAAATGCGACAGTTTTATAAGCCGGAATTTAGTTTTAATCAATTTATAAAATCGAAACCCGGAGTTACTAGGAAAAGATATTTGAAAGCATACAAACAGCTTTTAAATGGTAGTAAACGATTGGACAAGATTGACAGCATAGCGGCTTTTGTTAAGAATGAAAGATACTATGAAGAAGGAAAATCGCCAAGAATGATTATGGGTAGAGATCCTAGGTTTAATATTTTATATGCTCGTTTTACATCCAGGCTGGAAGAGGCCTTTTTCAATTTGCCACAGGTGGCGAATTCATGTGATTATTGGTCATGTGGTGAAAAGTTTGCTGCTTTAGGTGGTGAATGGATGTTTGAAAATGACATGAGTAAATATGAATCTAGTCAACGCAAGTTTCACTTGTGGTTGGAGTATCTTACTTATTCTATGGTGGTTGGTCGTAATGAGGTCAATGATTTGTCGACACTATTTGGTGTCAAGGTGAAGAAACATGGCCACACTGGATGTGGAGTAGATTTTGATTTTGATTATTGCAGGGGCAGTGGAGATATGGATACTTCTTTAGGAAATGGAGTCATAAATTATATTGCAACGATGTATTTTATGATTATGAATTTTTGTGAGGAGCGTTCAAATTGTCGATTTGGAAAGTGTGGATGTTTGTTTGACAAGTTCGTTCTCAAGGGAGACGATAATTATGGCAAATGTCCTGTGGGTGTCAAGAAATTGAATAACACTTTTCTGAATTTTGGATTTGACGCGAAGTTGAAGTTGAACACTGAATGGAGAAAGACTGAATTCTGTTCTGGCAATTTTATAGAGTTAAGCGGCGGACGATTTTATTACGTTCAAAAATTAAGCAAATTAATACAATCACTCGAGGTAGTGATCAATCCTGACGTTTTGAAGAACGGATGGGTTGCTCACTATTATAAATCATTGGGTTTGATGTATAATAAGTTATATGGATGTCTTCCCATATATTCTGATATTTCTAAATTTTTGTTAACCGCAAGCTCCAAACTTGGCATTAATACGGCTCTGGTTAACGAGAGCTATGGTGCATCCGAGGCTTTTACAGCGGCCGAAACCAAAGATAATTCTGTTAAAGCAGTAGATCTTTTGGAGACGACTATCTTGGATATCGCCCAAGTTAATGACATGAGTTTTGTTGAGCTAAACGTACTTTCTGACTGGTTCAGAGAGTCAAACTTAAACCTACCTAAGCATCTGTCCAAACGGTGCAATTTAAAAGGTAGAGAGAAGATGACTGATGATAACGTCGCGGAAGATGTTCCATTTGATATCCGAAGTAATACTGCGCGCAAGCAATGTAGGCTTTGGACAAAACAATTGAGAACTCTGTTCTATTCAGACCGTGAGCAGCGTATTAAAACACTTTGCGCTGTGGCCAAGG